AGCGCTTACACCAAAGCCTGCTTGCTGCTCTGCTATAGCCTTCTCTAATGCAAACCCTTCAGGAGTACCTCCAAACATAGAAGTCTGCACACCAAGCCTACCCTGACCAGCTAGACGCTGTTCAAGCTCTAATCTAGCTCTTTCTTGCTGTGGTGCTTGTGCCGCCTGTAGACGCGCCATAATATCTGCTTCACGAGTACCTCTATCAGTATCGCCTTGTATCATATTAAGTACGTTAGTCTGCTCTTGTCCTCTCTGCTCAGAATTGCCTAAAAAGTCAAACATCTGTGTGCCAAACTGGTTTAGCGCAGTTGCTTCATTAGTTAAAGCAGCTGGGTCTGTTGTTAGCATCTTAATTAAGCTAGTCTGCTCCTGCTCTCTTTGCTTAGGATCACCTAGAAAGTCAAACATACTAGAGCCAAAGCCTTGTAGCTGAGCTTGCTGTGCTTGTTGTTGTGCATTTGTAGAAAGAGCAAGATTACCATTTTTGTTAAATGCGCCACTGCCTACACCAGAAGTAACAGTAAAAGGTTTAAACTGAGTCTGACCTGCTACGTTAGTAGCTGCTGTTTCAGCCCGTTTTAAAGAATCTTTACCAATGTCTTGAACGTCATCAATGCCTTTATCAAAGCGATAAATAGCGCCTAAACCGCCAATTGCGTCAAAAAGACTCATTGTATATTCCTTCTATTGTTGTTCATGATCTACCCCGTAAGATTCTATCTACATATTGTGGTCGTAGGTAGTTATCCTTAAATTCTGTTTTAAATATCTCGTTAGCTATAGGCGAGGAAAGCATACCTACTAGCGCTAAGCCAGTTTTGCCGTCTTTGCCGTCTTTACCGTCTCTACCGTCTCCTCCTGCTGCACCTGCTGCACCTGCTGCACCTGCTGCACCTGCTGCACCTGCTGCACCATCTAAGCCGTCTAATCCACCAATACCGTCTTTACCGTCTAAACCGTCTAAGCCGCTAATACCGCTTTTACCGTCTTTACCGTCTAAACCGTCTAAGCCGCTAATACCGCTTTTACCGTCTAAACCGTCTTTACCGTCTAAGCCACCAACAGTTGTTGTGTTACCTGCTACTACTGTTTTTACTCCACCTTTGTCATCCTCACCTGTGTCATCTCCACCTTTGTCATCCTCACCTGTGTCATCTCCACCTGCTACTACTGGAGTCGCTGCAACTGGAGTCGCTGCAACTGGAGTCGCTTTAGACTGAACAGGGCCAGATTGTCCAGATAATAAGCCACCACCGTTTATCAACTCTCCAATAGAAATATTTATAAGGTCGTTGTCTGTAGTATCTTCTGTGGCAACAGTATTAACAACATCAGTTCCTGTGTGTTCTAATACCATCTTACCTGTAGCCGCGTCTGGGTAAACACCTATAGTCTGTCCTGTCTCTACACCTGTACTATCAAAACCTATTACGTCACTGGCTGCTAAAGTATCGCCTGTATAAACTCTGTTCCCATTGGCATCAAAAGGAACATAGTGAAATAAATTACTGTCAGCATCATATATAAACTCTAAGTCTCCAGTAATGCGATCATCTGTTATTACATCACCTACTGTAAGGCCATAAGGATTTGCTGGATCAATAGCATCTGTACTACCTGTTAAAGCTGGATCGCCTTCTAAGAGGTCTGTAGAGGCTGCTGTAAGGTCTTCTGCTGCGGCTGCTGCAACAGCTGCATTTATAGCTTCCATAGAAACTGCTGTGTCTGCTGCTTGAGCGCCTCCTACAGCTGCTGCGCTTGCACCTGCCCCAGCTGCACCTGCTGCACTAGAAGCAGTTGTTTTTGGGTCTTCGGTAATGTTAATACGATTGTTTAGTAAGCCTAGCCCATCTACAAAACCTGCCCCTGTATTAAGACTATTAGCTTCGTGAGGAACACCTGCGTCAGTCAGTGCTTTACTGACCTTTTCTCTTATTTCAGAAAGTGGTATGTCTTCCTTTTTAATAGCATCTATCGTCTTACCTAACTTCTTACGTTCTTCTTCTGTCATCTCTGCTTTAGGCGCGTCAGTAGGGCTAATATAATCTGATGTCATAATTCCACCAGAATCGCTAGTGCCATTATACATGTTTGACATACCAGACATCATACCAGCAGCGCCCATATTACCGCCACCGCCTCCGGGGCCGCCTCTTCTTGCTGTAGATGTCACACTTCTTCTAGTTCCCATTATCTACTCCTAATTAGCCACTAGTGTCTTGTTGTTTCTTTCATCTACTAACTCTTGATACTTTTTATCATCAAGATGAGTAACTGCAATCCAAGCGTGAGTCATCTCATCGCCAGTACGGCTACCGCCCATTACCCACATGTCTGCATCAGGGTTATTAGGGTTACTAGTTGTGTTGTCATACCACTGCTTTAATACCAATACTGCACCAGTAGGTAGTAAAGGAGCGTAATCGCTGTCGTATAAGTGGCTGTGATGCCATGTAGCACTCCAGTTAGACACTTGACTAATAGATTCTGTCCTACCTGTCTCTGGATAGAATATCTCAAAACTAGCTGCATTCATACGCAGATGGCCGTGAGGTTGCCACGAGTCTATTCTTACTGGGTGATCAAAGCTGTGAAAGGCTTGGGTCATATAATGCCCGTTGGGCGGTATAGTTATGTCGTCTTGATTACCGATCCTGTACAGCTTTAAGTCCTGCTTGTATGCAAGTGCTTTAGATTCTTCTGCACTGTATAGCCATAGACCTATTTCTACTACATTGTCTTTAATCATTGTACCGGGAGCTATAGCACCTAAACCGCCGGGGAACATGTGAATGTCCCAAGCTATCTCAGAGTTAGCTGGCATTGTTCTGCATATATTATCAGGAACAACTTCTCCCCACTTGCCCATAGCATACTCAGTAAGCATACCGTATCTCTCGCCATCTAGCGTTATTGTAGAGTTTGCATGGTGTACTACACTCTTTGCATCGCCTCTAGGCTTAACCTGTACAGCTTTAATGCACCTGTCTTCAGTCAGCCCACTGGCTACGTTATGCTTATGCCACAGGTCGTTACCACTAGCAGGTATATCTATAGGCGTAGAAGGTATAACTAATGTAGGCTCTCCTAAGTCTGCGTAGAAGTTCCATTGACTAGGATCAGCAAGAACAGGAGCAGTAACTATAACGTCTCTGTCTCCATACTGTGAACCTGTGTCTACCCACTCAGCTATAGTGTCTATATCTTTCTGAGATAAACGCCAGTCTCCGTGTAAGTTCTGTATACCTATATTTGCATCATAGGCATAAGGAGGCATTTCTCTTGTAATCACTTTATGTTGTATCAGAGGACTCCACGGCCTTATTTGCTCGTAAGTTTCAAACGTCATTGGGCCAATACCGCCTTGACGATGACACACAACACAGTTGTCGTTAATGATCTGAGCTACGTCATCTACATAAGTAGGCTCATCAGCGTATGTTAATGATCCCCACATCCATGTAATTAAGAAAACAGTAACCAGTAAAGGAAACAATTCATCATAGTGGTCTTTCATATTATGCTCCTCGGTTACAGAAAGCTAAGACTTGTTCAGGAGTCCATTCTGGCGGCGCTTTAATAATAAGCACTTCCCCTTCTGTATCTGTAAAGTAACCTTCTGCGTGTATGTTGCCACAGGCGTGTGTACTGCCTGATAAAATATCAAGAGTAGTGCTACACCCAATAGGAAGCAGTGCTATAATGATTAGTAATAAAATTCTCATGTGTTACCTGTCTCCTGTAATAAACTGAAAGAACCTAACTGGGTAGTATAATAAACCACTCTTAAAGCGCCCTATTCCTTGTACTCCTAAAGCCTCTCTAAACACTTGATCACTTACCTTCTGTGAGCGTACTATGTCTAGTTCTCTACCATGAGTACAGAGATAGTCGTGAACTACTGCTGCCTTTCTATTCTTAGCGTTAGCTACAGGTACTACAAATCTTACTACTCTTGGTACACTAGCCAAGTCTGTAAAGTATCCTGCTGGTACTGTTATGTCTTTATTTAATAGGTCACTAGTGTAAGTAAAATCGTCTACTACTTCCCAACCATCTAGTACAACTTTAAGCAGCAATTCATTATGGAAATGGCTCATCTAGTCTTCTCTCTTTAACAGCGTTAGCGTTGGCTCGTCTTTCTCTTCAGGAAGCGTTATAAAGTAAAACAACTCTATTAATTCTTCTACTGAAAAGTTACCCTGTGTTGCCTTGGTTAATTCTATCATTAATGCTTCGCCGTCTTTATCCCAAGAAGACATTAATAAGTGCCGCCATTAATTGTAGACAATGAAATAGTACCCGTAGCAGTTAGATTAGCTACCGTTACCGTCCCTGTAAACGTAGGAGAGGCAAGGTTAGCTTTACTGTTTACTGCAACAGAGATTGCATCAAACTCTGCACCCACTTCAGTTCCTTTAATTACCTTAGCAGGATTGCCGCTAACCATAGCGTCTTTGGCTGCAAAGTTAGTTATCTTAGTATAGTTACTCATTAGACAATCCTTCCTAATAATGCGTGTATGTTAATCTCTTGTATAGCTATAGTCTTACCCTCTACTGTTGACTCTACACCCACAGCTACTACAGTACCCTGCCCGCTAGTGTTAATCTTTTGACGATTGATTAGAGAAATAGAAGATGAATACTCAGCCTCTGTATTAAACTCTGAAATGTTATACTGACCTACGTTTGACTTAGGCAGTGTATACGCTTGCTTAGTGTATGCACCAGAGTAGTCATAAGCCCAGTTAAGCACTACAATGGCTTCTGCACCGTCAAATGTAGTTAAGTTAATCTTCTTTAGAAACTTTAACTTAGACGTATCACCAAAACTCAATGGGTGACTAAAGTAACTCAGCAAGTAACCAGTGGTGTTATCTGTAAAGCCTGAGTAACTAGCTACACCAGTAGCAGAGCCTATATACAACGCTTCTGTCGCTATAGTTGTAAAGCACAGCGGATTCATGTGCGACCATGTAGTTGCTCTATAGCTGCCATCTTGTAGTGGAAAACGTGTATCAAAGGCATATACAACACCTAACTCTTGAAAGTTAAGCAGCACAAACGCCTCACGAGGAGAGTAGTGCATACTAATATTACCTGTCTCTGCTACAAACAAAGACTTAATATCGTTGTTTACGTTCTTAGATATGTCACCAATAGGCGCTGACTTCTCTTGTATAGTACGAGCAAGGCTACGAACACCAGAGTCGTCTAAGAAGATTAGGTCTTTACCAGTAGACACTATAGCATCTCTTGACACACAGCCTACGTTAGATATGGTGTCTGCTACCTGCATAGTTGCTGGGTTTTCAGCACCGCTGTAAATTACAATAGAACTACGTCCAAAGATCACTAAGAAGCCGTTGTGAGCCGCTAGAGCAACGATAGTGTCATACCCTGTAGGCCACACTGT